TAGCGCATCTTTAATTTTAGCTTCACTAGCAGCTATATCTATGTTTTTATTAGTTAGGTTAATATTAGCTCTATTTAATGCTTCTACTGCTTTACTAGTACTTATATTTTGCTTATTAGCTAATGTTTCTAGCCTAACTCTTTGTAATTCTCGCGCAGTAGCCACTGCACGAGTTCCGATATCTGATATATCGGGTTGTGAAGCCATTGAACCTGCAGGAGTAGATGCAGCATCACCAGCCGCCAATATAGGATTTAGACCTGCTGCACGCAGGTCAGCGACCGCCCTTTGCCGAGCGGTATTACTCATATCTGCTTGAAAATCACGATTTCTTTGGGATTCTTGGCGCTGCTGTTTAGCGCTATACTGAGCGCCCCATATATCGGCTATAGGAGAAGCTATAGCACTTAAGGCTGACAAGAAAGCCATAGAACCTCCTAGAAATGATCGATCATACCCGGCACACTATACACCGGCATCGGACGAGCACATACAAGCTCTATAAAGCTATCTAGCAGGAAATGAGGCTCGGTTGGTACAGCTATTATACGTTCCATAGGGATATTTTCTTCTATGAACGTTTGACCTAGAACAGGTAGATTTGCAAACTCCTGAGATAGATGCCAATAATCAAGCGGAGTATTGCCAGTTTCAGTTGATCTAAACTTACCTGTTATTTTACTAGGTTTATATCTATACTCAGCATAGCGTTCCTGATAACCAAATGCATTATTATCAACGCTAGTACCCTGCGTGAATATTTCTTTATTTAGTACAGCCTGTTCACCGAGATGAGACAACGCGGGCCAATAATGATCGTACCGCGTTTTACGCGACCACATACGATCAAGCCCTTGGGAATACGTTAAATCAGCTCTAACGCAGAGTATTCCCATAATAATACAATGCTCGGTGAAGCTCTTAGTAAATCCGTGACCTGAGGCTGTAATAGTACCATACGCAGACAAGTTTGCCTGCGGTGTATCAGTATACCCTGTATCCGCAGGAGTACCTGAATTTTGTGCTACCGCACTTACAGACACGTTTGAAGTACCACCGCCAAGATATTGCGGTCTTTGCAATACATCAAACTGCGGGTCATATACACCGAAGTGTGACTTTATAATTTCAGGATACCTAGTACCACCACGAGCGTCACGCTCTAACAATCTTTGTATTTGGAACGCCTGCCTAATGTTATTAATCGTGTTCATCGTAGCTGTCGCAAGATCAGCATATATATTCGGGTAACCCGGGTTATCATTATCCTGATTACCATACCATGTTGACGATGAAGCATTTAGAGGTGCGGCATTAGCATAACTTATTGTGCCTGTAGTCTGACCAGACTCATGCACAGCCTGATTAGTAGCTCCAAACGAATATGGACTTACAAGACCTATACCTTTTATTGGAGCTTTAGTTGCCAGAGGAAGCGATACATCACTTCCCTTCTGTGCCCACGGCAAGCATGACGTAAAATAATCATGCCTTTTGCCTCTTTTATATACTGCATAATCAGAATAATCATCAGGACCATTTCCCTTTTCTTCTTTAGCTTGTGCGCACAGGTTCTCATCTCTGAACCAGTTATTATAAATTAAATTATACGCCCGAAGCGGCAACGCAGAATGCGTTACACCCGAAACACCGACGGGCAAACCCATATAATCCATTATACTGCCCGTTTGATATCCACCAGCAGGAGATACCATTTGCGGTATTTCAAAATCTATACTTGCTCCCGGAGTGAGCTGCTCGCCATTGAACTTTTCCCAATTTGACCATACCAAACGGTAAGGTACCGAGAAGAAGAACGTATCTAACATCATGTTATCCATCGGAGGTTTAATCAACGTAGCTATACGGGCAAACAGAGTTGCCTTAAGATTAAACGTATCTCCCGGCAACGCCTCATCAACGTAGAACGGAATTAATAGACCAGCGTTAAACGTAGTTTTATAACCATGCGACCTATTGAATGAACTTCGTTCAATCTCTGCACGCGGAACTTGTGAGAACTGATGAGTCATTACTGATTTCATTTTGTTGCACCTTTAACTTTCTCTGGTGTATTTACACCAAGTTCTTTAATTATATCAAACGGCTTAATGCCTTTATAATACTCTGCAGCTGTTGCTATCATATTCAACGGAACTCTGTTTTGAAACGTTGCATTACTATCGTCATACTCTGCTATATGATATAATTGAAAATCTTCAGGGTGCTTATTTACAAAAGAATCTTTCTCATTCACAAGGTCATCAAAAGCACGCAACGCCTGTCCTAGCGTTACCATGTAGAACGGCGATTGAAAAGCTTTTGCTTTCGCGTCGTAGATAGAGAACACTTTTAAGTTCATTCTAATTCCTCCAGAGTTCTTTTGAGATTGCGTATTTGGGAGAGTTTAACACGTTCACGGACATCCAGACGAATAAGATCATTATTGTCTACCATTCGTCTTTCACCTTCTATAACTTCGAGCACAGTCGATCTATTATACTTAACGTGATTCATTCTTGCAAGTTTTATTTTATGCATCCCTTCGGGATCATCACGTTCATACAACTTGTCGTAATACTTCGGTATAGCTATTTTATAACCATTGTACACATAGAAACCACCGGGGTATAAGTCATTCCTAAACTTCTTATACCATTCGTAACCTAAACCGGGTTTTAACGACATAGTCACATACTCTGGATGTTTATCGCCATAATGTGATGCAGCTTCATCACCATACTTCTTTTTCGTTGAATACCTAGCTACATAGGCTGCCGACGCTGCTGTAAGATCGCAGACCATTGAGAATCCTTTTGTCCACAAGGATTCAAGCAATTCTGATCGATACCGTTTAAACGGTTTCTCCTGAAGCAGCTTCCTGTCTGGAAAATTATAACCGAAAAGAATACAATGATAATGTGGACGACCAAGTTTCTTGCCATACTCACCACAATGAAAATACCTTAATTTTACTTTTACCTTTTGCCTTAATCTTTTCATGAAGCATTGAAAGTCGTAAGGTTCGATAGAGTTCCTCTCGGGCAAGTGCTCTTCGTCGTACGTAAGGGTCAGGAAACAGTTGTTTTCGAAGCTCCTGCTTTCGTGCATACATCGGATTGACCATTCTCTTGCCCTCCTTATTTGGCAACCTATACACTTCCCACAAGGCAACTTAACTCCATTTTGTTCGTATGCGCTATCTTTACAATTGAACACTATGTTTGCCTTACCATTTGCATTATAACCCATTATGTGCGCTTGCACTGGTCTATAGCAAACCATTAAATTCTTATCCCGCCGCGCATAGGATGCATGGAGTTGCGCGGATGTATCCGCCTTGCATGCTTACTGAACGATCTTTTTGAACTTCTACGGCTCATCTTTCTACGTTTGTACATAAAAACCTCCTTTTTTATCTTATTTACTCTATATTTAGACACAATCACTGAGAAAAACGGCACGGCCTCTGATTATCTCAGCTACTGATTGGTGTCAGTGGGACTATATGATGTCAAGTGTAAGTATTGTATTAGTCCCGGTTCCGCGGCTAACCGCCGCGGTGAATCGGCATAAGCAACTTATGCCGATTGCTTCGACTGCCACGCAGAGCTTTGGCATCGACTTTAGATAACTTAACGATTTATGATTGTTTTTTAACATCATTCTGCTCATTTTTGATATTTGGTAGCTCAGGTTGACTCTTCTCTTTAGCTGTAACTACATTACCAACAGGCTTATCTAACAGCCCTAGAGCCACCGATTCTTCGAAATTAGCCGGGTCTTTTATGAAGTTGACCATTTGTGCCGGGTCATTATTAAACTTCGTTCTAACCGCAGCTGGGAGGGCATCAAAGCCATATTGAGCATGTCTAACTATATCTAACGCTTCGCGATATTCAGGTACATGTGATACATCGGCAAATATACCTTGCTTATAACGCATTGGCAATTCACCAGTAACTGTGTATCTTTTTACTATAGTATTTATATCAGACTCTTCTAAGTATTCTTGTTTTGTTAATTGAGGCTCTTTAAAGTACAGTTTTACTCTTACATGTTGTTGGAATTGCTTACATTTATCTACACATTTTGACATTATTGCCTCCCTTTAAGATAGTATGTTTTGGGACCATCTCCTATGCCTTTGATTGTATCAGCTATACTCTTAGCAGACCCTGCTGCATCCCTGATTATGGGACCTAGAAGCTTTCCCCATCCAATGAGATCAGGGTTTTGCTGCTCAATACGCTTGAGGTTCTGTGCGCTAAACGATAGCGCATCTTTAATTTTAGCTTCACTAGCAGCTATATCTATGTTTTTATTAGTTAGGTTAATATTAGCTCTATTTAATGCTTCTACTGCTTTACTAGTACTTATATTTTGCTTATTAGCT